ATTACCCCCCGTTGAGATGGTGAGTAAATTAGCATCAGAATCGTTTTTTATTTCAAAATTACCGTCAGTATCATTTCTATCAATATAATAATAACTCGAACTACTATTTGATATTGCTAATTGTCCCCTAACGTCTAAAATTTTTACGGGATCAGATGCATTAATACCCACCGAACCACCCGATTTGATGGTGAGTGCACCAGACGTTCCAACACTACCAATTGTACCATCATTTGGTATTACTAAGTTACCTGAAAGAGTTAATGATGTAAGTGTACCTAATGAGGTGATATTGGCTTGTGCTGCAGTTGCAATAGTCCCTGTTATTGAGTCTATATGACCCTGTGCCCAAGACTTGCTTGATGTCCCTAATTGTCCCTCACCATCAGCGTTAGGTACTATATTCTTTGTTGCCATGTTTTACTATTTAGGTGTTAAATCTCCGTTTGCATCTACATTCCAATAACCTTCTTCACCGGGTGATACTGCAGGTGTTAATTCTGTACTACTTACATCCCATGAATCACTAAAGTCATAAGCAATACTAGGTATTGGAGTTAGATCATTACCACTAATACTCCATACGTAATCCTCTACTGCTACAGCAGCAGCAGGTGGAAAAGTAGATAAACTTATTCCTAACCCCGGCATTAATATCCTAAGTAAGCGATTACACCACCATCAGCATCAGCTGTTATAGTAAAGCTGTCCCATCTTCCAAATATTGAAAGACCTTTTGCAAACACATTAGATGAATCTACTATCTGACCTCCAGATGCACCTGTTCCATTTGGTGTTGCTGTTGATCCTGCACCTTTTTCATTTGAAGCATTACCAACAGAAATTCCAGCTGTACCATTTTCTGGAGAAAGTTCACTAAAAGTTGTGTCTGCTAAAAACTGTATTGCTATTATTTTACGGTCACTTGGAGGAACTACTTGTGTAGCCGCATCTGTAAATATAGATCCATTTTGTCCAAAATCATAACCTGTTCCGAAATGTACACTCATTTTATTTTTGTTTTGTTTTTAATTGTTTAAGTCAAAACCACCTAAGTTGAAATCACCGTCAACTATACTATTACCTGTTGACTCAAAGTTTTTAGGTGGTTTGTCCTTTTTTCTTTGATCAATTAATTCAGATTGTTGAGATGCTTGTATTTTTGTTCTTTTATCTTTACGATCTTCCTTTTCTTTTTCTCTACCCCTTACACCAGATGTTTCTAATTGTTTAAGTTGTAAGTTATACTGAAACTCTAACTGCATAAGTTCTTTCTTAGCAAAAACTTCTTGTTCCATTTTCTGAGATTCTAACTGAGCTTTTAATTGCTCAAGTTGACTGTTTATTTGAATAAGTGATTGTTGTTTTTGAACCTCTGCTTGTGCAGCCACTTGTTGTGCTTGTGCATTTGCATTAGCTTGTGCTTGTATGTTTTGTTGTGACACTGCTTGGTCTCTTTCAAATTTTTTCTTTCTCCTTATTTTAAGTAGTTGATTTGCAAGTTTAACGTTTTTGATTTGTCTTAAATCTATAGCGTCTTCAAGATCAATTCCCTGTTGTGCTACAGCTACTTGTATATTATTTTCAAGCATACCTTTCTCCTCCTCATCAGGCTCTAGCTCTATAAATATACCGAAATCATGTATGTGTAAGTTTTGTAATTCATCTAATGTAGCTACATTATGAACTCCTATGCTTTGTATAAAAGCCTCTCTTGTAGGTGAATACTCTAAAACATCAGAGATTCTAAGAGATAAACATTCAGCAGTTTCTGCTGTTAAGAATAAACCAGACTGAAGTATGTGCCTAGTTGCTGTATTTGAATTTGCTGCTGCAAGTTTTTGAACCCCTACCAGAGCATTTTTATCAGGTGTGCTTCCATCCCTTGCTTCATTCAATCCAGTAACATCCCTAATCATTTGCAGGTAATAGTTATATGTCTGTATTAATGTTTGCATTTTAGCACCACCATTACCACTAGCTATTTCTTGTATAGGTACTTTACCGGGGTTCATATCCCCATCAGATGTCAATGACCTACCTACAATGCTACCTGTTTGAAAGAACATGTTTAGAGCCTCTTGTGGATTGTAATTAGTACCATTACCAAGATCAACCTCTGCTATTCCATCAGCATCTAGATACACTCCATCAGGAATCATTCTTGACATAACTTGCTGCAACTTTAAATGAGTCAACTGTATCATATCAGCAAAACCTGTAATTCTACCCACTAAAGATTCTATCCTACCCTTGTAAAGTCTAGGTGCAACAATAGCATAATTCATTTTAACTTTAGAACTATCGCTTTTGGGTCGCATCATGTTTGTTGCCATCTCCCATTTAAGAAGTTTTTTAGTACCAAGGATTAAAACTCCTTCATAAAGAACCTCAATAGATCTAGATACTTTTTCAAAGTTAGAGTCTAGAACTTCTACGGGAGGGTTGAAAGTGTCATCTTTAACTAATATTTTTGATGCACCTGTTGCAGTTTCTTTTATCTTGTAAACTTCATTCATGTATGTCTTGTAATTAAAATACAGGACATCTATTTGATTATTATCACTTTGATTATATAAAGCTCTGGTGTTAGGTATTGCAGTGTTATTGGGTTGTTTACTTATTTCCTCTAATTCCTCTTGACTCATATTAGGAAACTCTCTTTTGAGTTCATTAATAGGTATAGTCTTTATTTCACCTGCATAATATATATCTTCAAAATATGGGGAGTCAGTGTAGGAGTAAACTAAGTTAGCAGGGTCAACGTATTCTATTTTAATACCTTCAGATTCAGTAAAAGTATTTTTAACACAACCAATACCTATTACAGTCAGGTCATAATAAAATCTTTTCTTTACAAGCTCATATCTATTAGAATCAAACAATACATTTATAGCTTGTTCTTCTGCTATCTCTATTGCTTGCTTGTAAGTTAACTGCATGTGTAATGCAAGTTCCTCCTCTGAGTCTGGTAGCTTTTCTTCTGGAAAGTTAGCTATGTCAACTCCAAACGCTTGTTTTGTAAAAGCATTTAATTCTTTGGTTCTCATGTCAGCCAAAAGGCTTTCCATGTATTCCGTTCTTTTACTTATTCCGTAAGGATCTTGAGAGTATGCTTTTACATCATACGTTCTATCTGCAATACCATTAACAACTATGTCTACAAACTTAGGTATAATAGGTACTGGTTTCCAGTCTAAGTTTAAATAAGATAGATCACCATTGATAGATAGTTCATCTTTATATTTTTGTATTGATTGCTCTCCTCTAGCATACAACCTAAGTCTGTGAAAGCTATCAAAGTTAGACTTAAATCTATCGTTACCATAATCAGAATGATAAAACCATTCATTCTCTATAGCTTTAGCTACCTTTAAACCATAGTCAAGACTCATCTTTTCAAGATCGCTAACTACCTGACTTGGGAAATAACTTTTAATACCTGATTGAGCCATATTGTTCTTTTATTATTTTAGATGAACTTCCTTCATTGTGATATTTAGAAAAGCCAATGTTAAATTTTGTTTTCTCTCTTTTTATATTTGGTCTGTAAAGATTTCTGTTGCAAGCCATTACAGCCAAACCACTACTAATAGAAGCATCAAATTTAGTTCTGTTATTTATATCAAACCTTGACCAATCATTTAATGTTTTATTAAAATACATACTTCCATGATCTCCGTCAACAGTCATACCAACATGTTCTTGAATATACATTTCAATAGCAGCTGCATGTGCTTGTTTTATATCCTCACTAGAGTTTGGTATTCCACCAATTTCTTTTTCTGTTGTAGATAATTTATTCCATATTTTGTCAGGTCTATTCATTGAATATCCTCTATACCCCCTTCTTTTTAAATAATAAAGAAGTCTTGGCTTGTTGTTTTCTGCAAGTATAGGCATACCATAGAAGACAAGTGACATTAAAACATCTTCAAAAAACATCTCTGAAGTTTGAGGTCTAGCAATATATTCTAGAAAGAAATGATTTGGAGGTGCATCTTCCATAGAAAATTTAGTTAAACCATGCAGAGCACCTTTAGATCCTTGACCGTCTACAGTACCTGATATGTCATAACTATCACAACCAAAAGCACCCATGTGCTCATTTCCGGGCTTTTTCCCTGTAGGTGTTTCTATAACTTTATTTTGTAAATGAGATTTTGGTATCCAACTAACATTGAACCTACCTTTTGGATCTGGATAAAAAATTACATTTGAATCCTTAATACCACTAACCCATTGAAAGTTTCCTGTAGTTATAGCAGAGCTATTATTAACTCCTTCGTTGTAATCTATTTGTTGGTATATTTTAGTTAAATTAAATATACTATTTTTTGTTTCATCCCTAAACGCATGTTCTTCTGTTCTAGGGAATTGTCTATAAAATTCATTTAAAGCGTCTGAGTCATTCTTTAATCCATCAACCTCGTTCTTCCAATGCTCAAGTATCCCTATATCTATAATGTCTTCATAAGCTCCTTTAACTTCCGTTTCAGGTGTATCAAATACTGGCTGACCATACTCATCAATAAACCCTTCGTAATTCCATTCCATAGGAATAAAAAGGTTATAAAGCCCAGAACTAGTTTGCCCATTTCTGTTTCGTTTAGTAACATCGGAATCTCTGTATAGTTTTTTAAAATTTCCACCACCTTTATCTAAT